TAACTATTGGCTAAACTCAACTAATTAAGGCAATTAAATGAAAATCAATATATTATATCGTTTTAAAAACTACCCACATTTAGTAGTAGATGATAATAAAAATATATGGGTGTTGCCTTATTTTAGTGGTAAAAGAACAAAAAGTTTAAGGAAATTAAGTTATTACGAGCCACGACAAGCGTACAGATACAACAACGGTTATTTAAAAAAAGAAACTCTTTATAAATTAATGTATAGAGTTAATGAAGTTTACGGACAAGAAATATCAAATTGTCCTTTTTAATTTGTATATTTGATTATGAAACAAAAGAGTTGTAAAATATGTAAAGATAAGTTTGCACCTTTAAGACCTTTGCAAATGGTGTGTTCTCCTATATGTGGTATTGAATATACCAAAAAACAAAAGTCTAAGCAATGGCAAAAGGAGAAAAAAGTTATTAAGGAAAAATTAATGACTAAAAAAGATTACTTAAATATTTTACAAAAGGTATTTAATACGTACATAAGATTAAGAGATAAAGGTAAGCCTTGTATTAGCTGTGATAAACAATTAAAGCAAAATGATATAAATGCAGGTCATTTTTATAGTGTAGGAGCTTATCCTAATTTAAGGTTTAACGAACTAAACGTACACAACCAATGTATAGAATGCAACTTGCATAAGCATGGCAACGTATTAGAGTATAGTTTAAGACTTCCAAATAGAATAGGAATAGATAATTATAACTTATTGCAAGAAAGTAGAAACACACCTCTTAAAATAGACATAGAAGAAGTTAAAGAGTTAATTAAAGTTTATAAGTCTAAAATAAAAGACGTTTAAATGCAAGAAATAGAAATAATTAAGTTTGAAAGAACAACAAATAAACCAATTGCTAAAAAGATAATGACTTTAGACACATGGAAAGATTTTAAAAAGTTTACTAAATATTATTATTATAAAGCGTATCAATTAAAATTTAGTCAATTTAACTTGCATAAATCAGTTTAATTTTGTAATATTACGCTTTATTTATACAATGAAACAAAAAGGAAGTAAACATATAAGTACTATAAAAGCACGTAAAGAGGCTTTAAAAGATATTACTAAATATAGTGATATTAACTATGTTTACAAGGAAAAGGATATTTTGAAATATATTAAAGATAATAAAGATGGCAGTTAGTAAAAAAATGAAAGGTAATACTAATGCAGAGAAATGGACTATTGAAGAAGCTGAAAAGTTTTGTAATGATGTTTTAGAAGTATTGCAAACAGATAAAAAGATTAGAACATTAGGTGGGGCGTGCTTAAAAGCTGGTGGTTACGAAACATTAATACATTATTTAGAAGAAAAATACAATACTGTTTTCGAGCCTATAAAAAAGAGCCGTGAAATAGTTAAGGAAAGATTAATAGAACAAGGTTTAGATGGGGATGCTAATCCTACTATGGCTATATTCATTTTAAAGAATAATCATAACATGACTGACAAACAACAAACAGATATAACTACAAATGGTAAAGACGTAAGTACAACGCCTATTATTAAGTTTGTAGAGCCAGAAGATGGAGATTAAATTTAGTAAAAAATATCAAAATTTATTTAAGCTATTACAGAACGATTTTGAACAAGTAGATACTGTTATTATAACAGGTGGTCGAAGTTCTGCAAAGTCTTTTGGAGTAGCTGTTTTTTCTTTGTTAGGTTTAGTTGAGTATGGATGGAATATATTGTACACACGTTTTACAAATGTTTCAATTGTAGATTCTGTTAAGCCAGAGGTTGACGATAAAATAGAGCTTCTAAACTATCAAAATAAAGCAATATCTACAAATACACACATTGAACACAAAGGCAACAGAATAGCTTTTAAAGGTATTAAAACAGGTAGTAAGCAACAAACAGCAAATTTAAAGTCTTTGAGTGGTTTTAATATCTTTGTAGTTGATGAGGCGGAGGAGTTACCAGACTATGAAACATTTGAAAAGGTATTTTTATCTATTAGAAGTAAAGATAAAAGAAACTTGACTTTATTGCTTTTAAACCCTACAAGTGTGCATCATTGGATTTATAGACATTTCTTTTTAAAGCGTAATGTTGAGGCTGGGTTTAATGGCGTTAAAGATAATGTTATGTATATTCATACTTCATATTTAGATGTTCCTAAAGAATATATTGCAAAGAACATATTAACTTATTATGAAACTTTAAAGCGTGAAGATTATAAAAAGTATGAGCAAATAGTTTTAGGAGGTTGGACAGAAGCCGTTGAAGGTAGGGTTTTTAATAATTGGAAACAAATAACTTTTAAAGAATATCTTAATCTACCATTAAAAGAGGTTTATGCTATTGACTGGGGTAAAAATCACAAAATGGGTATAGTTAAAGGAAAATTAGATACTTATAATAATAATTTTTACGTTCACGAATTAAATTATAAATCAGAGAATGAATTAATAGCCGAACTAAACAACAACGAAAGACAAATAGTTAACACAAGCGAGGGTGGCATTATTGTTTATACAGTTACTAAATTAGGTATTCCTAAAGATGCTATTATTGTTTGTGATAGCTCTGTTCCAGATAACATATTTGCTTTAAGGCGTGCAGGTTGGGAATATACATACGGAATAGACAAACCTAAAGGCTCTGTTATGGCTGGAATAACATTACTACACAATACAAATGTTTACTACACAGAAGAAAGCAAAGGAATAGATTACGAGTTTAGGAATTATGCTTATGCAGTTGATAGGCTCGGAATAGTAGATGATGAAGTAATTAAACTAAACGATGATTTAATAGACCCTATTAGATATTTAAGAAGGCATTTTGAAAATAATAAATAAAAAATATAATAAAAAACTTGTTTATTAAAAAAAAAGGTTATCTTTGTGAGAATTAAAACAGGTTTATTGTCGTGATGACAGAGAACAAAAAACAAATAGTTAGCGTATAACCTTATCATTAAATTGGTAAGGCTATACGTTTTTTTATTATATAAATATGGCATTTAACTTTAGTATTAGTTTTGGAAACAATAAACTACCTAACTATGTAGAACGCAATAGTGATGGCTCTTTTTGGTACGGTATAAAAGACTTCTTTACAGGTAGTGATAGCGTAAAAGGTTTTAGTACTACTCAAAAGAAAATAGAAGCAGCGTTATACAATCCAGCAGTATTAAAAGTTTTATCTTATAGAGCTGATATTTATAGCCAAATAAAGTTTAATGAGTTCAACAATGGTAAGTTAGTACAAGAGGACTTTTTATATTCTGAATCAAAAAGACCTAATCCAATGCAAACGTGGGTAGACTTTCATTATGATGTTTCTTTTTGGCGTGATTTAGGAACTGCATATATTTATAAAGAGTTTGATGTTTTATATTGTTTAAATCCGATGTATATTGATATTAAACAAAGTCAATTAAAAGAATTAAACAAATATAGATTTTCAGAAAGCAAAGTTAAACAAGCACGTAAAGGAGAATTTAAAGCAAAGTTTAATGATAGTGCTGAATGGCAAACTTTAAAGTTAGAAAACCTTTATATTTTATCAGACCTTTCTACTTCTGTTAGTGGTAATTGGATAGAAGGTAATAACAGAATTGACGCGTTATATGATGTTATTAAGAATAGTAAACTATCTTTAAAGGCTAAAAACAGAAACTTATTTTATACTACTAAATTTTCCGCAAGTGGTCAACACGATGCTAAAGACCAATTTAGCACGCCTATGAGTGATAACGAACAAAAAGACATTACGCAAGGCTTACAAGGAAATAAAGAGATTTATGCTACTAAACAAAAGATTGACGTTAAACAATTAGTATCTAATCTTGCAAGTTTAAAATTAGATGAGAGTTATATTGCTGATTTGTCTATTATTGGAAATATGTACGGACTTACTAAAGACGTTTTAGATGTCGTTATAAAAGGAAGTACTCACGAGAACAAAGAAAAAGCTATCGGTGCTTTTATTGACTATTCAATGATGCCAAAAGTACAACAACATTCTGACTTATACGAGTTGTTATTTGACAAACAAGAGGTTAGAGGTTCGTTTAAACATTTACCATTTAACGCAGTATTTGAAAGCGAAAAGATTAACAATACTAAAATTGAATTAGAGAATTTAAAAATAGCTGCTGAACTTGGTTTAGATGCTACTTTAGTAACTAATAAATTAAAAGAGCTTTATGGATATTAAAGAGATTAATAAACAATTAGATAAAAAAGATATTTCTCCAGAGTTAAAAAAAGCATTAGAGAAAAGAAAAGATATTTTGTTAAACGATAAAGAAGTTAAGAAATGATAAAATGCGAGATATTAAATAAAGAGTTCGAAACAAAAGAACTTATGTTTAGTGAGTTAAGAAAGTATAAAAAAGAGCTTTTAGACTTTAAAACTTCACAGATTTATAAGAGTTGCGAAAAAGAAAATAGTATCTATTCAAGACCTATTGACGTATCTAAATATTCAGAAACTAATAAAGGTATTCAAGGAGATGATAATTTTTATTACATAGCAGTTAATTCAACTAACATATTAGATAGTCATAAAGATGTACACGTTGACGGAATATGGAATAAGTCAGTTAACGAAAGACAAAACAAAAACTATCTTGTTTTAGACCATAAAATGGAAGTTGGTAATACTGTTGTTAAAAAAGAATATGTAGAGATGTTCACAATGAAATTACCATTTTCAGCAGTAGGGAAAAACTATGAAGGAGAAGGAGAATTTTTAATCTACAAGTTCCCTAAAGACAAAGTAATAAATCCAACGGCTAAAGAATGGTTAGATAGTGGAGATGCTATTGAGAGTTCAGTAAGGATGCAATACGTTAAAGTATCTTTAGCAATGAATAGCGAAAGTAAAGAAGATACAGAAGAAAAAGCAACTTATGACGGTGCAATTGATAAAATTGCTAATAAGTCAGACTTTGAAGAGATTGACTATTTCTTTGTAGTTAAAGAAGCTAAAAACGTAGGAGAAAGTAGTTTAGTATTAGCAGGTAGTAATCACGTAACAGGAGTTATTCCTATTGAAAATAAAACAGAAGCCGATAATATCACTTCTGAAATTAAAGAAGAGCCGACAGAAGTCACTCAAAAACGAAAACGAAGTGTAATAATTTAAACATTAAAAAAATGAATTTTGTAAAAAAATCAACAGAGGAG